TCCAAACCCTATATCTGCCATATCACCATCTTCTATTACAGAAGATATTAACTGAATTGGCGGGCAAGAGCCAGGATCTGGATTATCTCCAGGGCATCTTTCAGCAATGTCCCAGTGTTGGCCTGTTGGCGGAGCACACCCTACAATAAATAGCTGAATTTGTTTAGGATCCATAGCAACATCAACTCTATAGTCTGTGTTCTCCACCTGTGCTGGAGGGTTCTGATTTGGATTTTCCACATCAGCATACTTATTAAATAAAGGATTACCAGTAATGCCAATGCCTAAGGGACCACCACGTCCTATTTCTAATCCCTCTAACCTCCATACAAGTCTCTCTTTTTCAGGATTAAAAATTGTAGGATCAGCAATTGCAAATTTATTAGGATCTGGAAATAATAATCTAATAACCCTAAATTGATTACCAGAGCATTTTGGAACTAATAATTTATCTTGTTGTATAGCATCAGTGACATCATAGTAAGGATGACCAACTATTAACATACGATCAGTACCTCCATGGAAATATAAATTGGTAGGAATACAATAATCATCCGTACTCATCACAGTTGCAACTGGTTTGCTTGGAGGTAGATACAATTTGCCACGCGACTGCAACCATAATGCCATCTGTAAAACATCAAAAGTCATAATCTAAACGTCTTTTCTTTCTTTTACGAAGAGAGGGATGTAAATCATAGTCTGTAGAATTACTACCAACAATAATACCTGGTGTAAATGGAACTGATGGAAATACTGTTTGATTTATGTTATTAGTTGTATTACTAGGAGAGGAGTAAAATATTCCATCTCCTACGTCTGGTATGAATGGTTTATTTATATTGAGTGATAATGGTATTGGAAAAGTTAACCTTTCATTCTCTTCAGTTATTCCTTCAATTATTAGCTGAGCATTATCAAAGGATTCATTATAAAGGTCTATTAATTCTTCCTCTGAGACTACTGCAGTGTCAGCCAATGCATTTATGAAACTACTTTCAGCCTGAGGATTTACTATAGTGTGTGGAACCCCAGGCGGCACTAAGTCCTGTAATTCTATTTCACCAGCCTCTGGAATTGCTGTGAAATCATAGTAAAAATGAACATTCCCTCCTAAAACAGTACCAGCCCTGGTTTGCATGGTACCTCGAGTACCTAACCTACTCATACGTAAAATTCCTTCATTTGTTATAGAAAATGTAGGTCTACTTAATCTGCGGATGTCTCTAAAGTCTTCATCAGGTGCTGCAGCCACTTCTGCCAAGTCCTGCTCAAATTCTAAAGTGATATCATTTTCAAAGGCGGGATTTTCAAAATCAAATACAACTGCGCGGGAAGGTTGACCTAAAAAATTTATATTCCTTGTAGGGACCTGTTGAACACGCCTTAGATAAAATTGGCGCGCATTGTTATATGCTGTCTGCAGTCTATTTAAAGGTGTACTGGTTGTAGGAGTGGTTTCTTCAATTTCAAACTCCTCCCGCCCTCCTAAAACATTTAATTCTATATCTTCATATCCTATATGCTCTCCAGATAATGTAGGATCTACAAATACATTAATATCAGGATCTACATATGCTGTGTTCAGTGTTTGTGTGTTTGTAAATGCTGGAGAATCACTGTAGATTACCCTAACCGGAGGTGGTTCGATAGGAGTTACATTAATAATAGCTGGAACGTCAGAGGTTGGAGCTAATGATTCTAACTCTATAGGATTAACAGCAACTGTTACATCTGTAGTAACATTTATGTTTGGGTCCCCTAATGTTATCACAGTATCTGGAGCAGCTTCAGACAATGGTATCACTGATGACGTAGTAGCATCAACAGTAACTGCACGACCTCCAGAACTTCCTACACTGATTCTATCAACAGGAACCGAAAACGGTCGTGTTGTGTTTGGCCCTCTGGGACGAGTAGGACGGATCGGTGTAGCTTCTGGAGCTAGGTCTGGAACTGCACGACCTGTTGTAATACTCCCGGATCCTCTCCCAGATCCTATACCCAACCCACCTAAAAAAATAATGCTTCCAAAAGCTTGTAATAATTTATCAGCAAGCGTAGTAGCCTCAACTTTATTTCTTACATCTGGAGGACAATCAGCGCCTAATTGACATTGCCTGTACAGATTTTCAACAGTATCACGCTTTGGCCTTTTTAAGGATGTCATTATAGTGAGTCCAGATGTCCATAAGCATACAAAACCCCCTTAGGAATAGACACACGCTGCAGAAAATGCTTTCTTTGCAATTGGCTATCAAATGCTACAAGCATGCGGTGCGAAATAAGAGAGTTCTCATCATCATCATCCCCAGCCCACCTAAATACAGTTGTAGCTACAGTGTACAAATCTTTAGGTATTCTATATCGCCAACATTTTAATTGATTAGAGCGACCTTTGAATATTACTATCAGTGGATCCCGAGCTTCAGCTTCAAGTCTTGCAAGTCGTGTAAGACCTGATGTTGGAACACTTCGATGTCTGCTTCCCACTTCTCCAGGAGATACCGCAGCACCGACCACCGACCCGGTTCGTCTTCGTCTCTTGGCTCTGGTGCTTTCTCCAGTGGTGGACGTTGGTTCTCCTTCTCGTCGTCGTCGTCGTGGTCGAACCGGAGTTTGCGGCGGGGTCCCGGTGGTGCTGCTAGCGTTTCCCTCTTCGCTTTCGTGGGATCTTGTATTTCTGATGTTGACCCTCTGCGGTGTATATAAGGAGTCGCTGGAGGAACTGATGGAACCTTGGAGAGAAACGGTGGATTGCGGCCTGGATGAACTAGGTATAGAGGTAGAAAGAGTTTGATTTTTAAACTGCACAGTCCATTGGCCAGTCTCTCCATACCTTGCTGCGTCTGCCTCAAACAAGAAGTAATACACTCTGTCTCCTCCTGGTTCCTCATAATAAAAGCCATTTATATCAACCAAACCTGCAGTCTTATGCCATTGTTCATCATAGTCTTGGTAATAAATGAAATCATAGTTTGTATAAGGAAAGCTGTTGTTTCTATCATGGTCAAACCATACATCAACCCTATAGGCTCCTTTTTTCAAAGTATTTTTAGGTGGGCTGTGAATGAGTTCTGCACTAGTATCACTTAAGCTCCATTCTTCGCTAGCATATGGTGATGATTGAAGGCTTCTTAGAAGTAAAACTATTTGTATAGCTTCTTTAGATTTATATTCTGATACAGCTAATGAAGGTAATGGTTGTAAGCCTAAATGTGTATATTGTTCCTTTCTTGCATAGTAATATGTAACATTAATCTTTCTAACTAATGTCCAATGCTCTATTTGTGCTTCCAATGTTTTTGCACCACTCTCATAAAGATTCAAGAGTCTCTCTTGTAGTGCATCGGAACGCCTTGTCAGATCGGCCTGATTCATCCTGTATTTCGTCCTTTGGGGTCAAATCTATTTGCATTCCAAGTTTTCTAAAAAAAGAGGCCCAGGTCTCATTAGTAATATTGTATACTAAAGACCCATCAGTATTGAAAGGAAGAGGATTAGGAAATGTAAAAATTGTTAGTCTGGTTCTTAAATATCTTAGAGCTGGTTCCTTATCTACATCAACATTCGTTGTCATAAGCAAAGGGGGCAAACTAAGCTGTGTAGGCGCCTTATGTTTCGCATCAAGACACACTGGTGTACCATCTAATGCATTACGCATATTTGTATCCATATAATGCCAGCATGGCAAAGTAGCATCATCTATAAAACCTATTTTAGTATTAATAAGATTCTGTAACCAGAAGTGGCTTTGTCTATTCATAAATGAAACAACTTTACCATGCATAAACTTAATTAATGTGTTGCAAAAATATGATTTGCCTGTATCCGATGGTCCATAAAATACTATACAGGTTTTTTTAGGTATTTGTTTAAAAAATGACCTTAATGCACATAGAAAACTAAGGAAGTTTACATTTTGATATCTAAATAACATTGCAATAGTTTTCCAATTTCCTTCTGTACCACATTCATCACAGCATTTCCAAATCCAATCTGAAATAGACATTTCTCTCATCTCCTGTGTTTTATAATATCTAACCATAGTACATGCATCTCTTACATGTTTAGCTTGATGATTGCTTTGGAGAAATGCAGCAGCATTTTTATCGCATTCTGCATGTAAGGCATATCGATATGCTATTATAGGTTCTTCAGTATAATTATTATCATAGCACCACTGAACCATTTCTGCCAAAGCAAATGAATCAGCAGTAGCTGCAGCTTCATGATTGAATTGTGTATGCTTTTTAATCCAGTCAGGAAAATCTCCAAATTTAAATGATGCATTAGTAAGGCTTTTTTGAAAGAAATATAAAGAAACAGCTGCACTTCGTGTTCGTGGGGGTTCCATTAATAATTGCATTGAATTAACGCTTAACATATTAATAAACAATTTTTCTACAGTTTCTCTACATTTTGCTGTTTTGAATAAACATAAAAACAAAGCAGAAAATCCTGATAATACAATTTGGAAGAACTCACAATGTTGCTGCAGACTAATTTTGGCTGCCTCTAACACCTCCTCCCTCGCATTATAAACAGCTATGGTCCAAGACTCAGAGCATGTTTTATTACTTTTAAAACATCTAGTCAATTCATTAAATGACATTCCAAACAAATCTTTAATCTTAAATAATAAGGTAGCCTTCCAATTAGTAGACTTAAAGATCTCTACACAATCTGATTGCACAGGTTCTGAAATACTATTTTGTGAGCTAGCTACCTGTTCAGAAAGATTTTCAGTTTCATCTTGCTCGAATCCACTGTCGTCAAAAAGCCGTCTTTTTACAGATTTTTGAGGAGTAATATGAACAGCTTGCAAACTCGGACTTAAGCTCTCAACGGCTTCCGGAGGACTGCATGTGAACTTTCGTTTTAGATCTGCTACTGCTCTGTTACTATCTTCAGTTAACAGTTCGTTAAATAATGAAAGGGAATTTCCCTGATCCACCTCATCATCATCTATTAGGTTTGAAATTTCAGATACTGAGTCGGTACTATTTTCAAACAAATCTTCTAATGTATCTAGACTACATTCTGCTTGAGACACCATATACCAATCACTCCCACCCTCTAAAGCATCATAATGTTCAATACCTTTATCGGGATCTCCCATGTTGCAAATGGAGTCGCGAACACTGCGCACAAAATAAGCTTAAATCCTGAAGCAAAAGACTTTGTAGAGACCTTATTGCTGACCTTGTGGCCAACACAGAAATACGTACACCTGTTCCACAAGAGTTGCAACAGGTGTCAACTCTATAAGCAAGTTGCTCCTCCTCTTCAGGTACCAAATCGGGTGACAAAGCCTCGTCACTTAATAAGTTCTCTGGGAGGACCAAAGCATCTAAGTTAAGCTCTATATCCCTAATATTCACCTCGTTCCCAATCATCCTTTTTCATGCAATTTCTACAAAGATTTCTCCAATGTGTTCTTACTAAGCAGAATGGTAACCCCCTTCTATCACACTCTAATTTTTCTGCATAATCCAATAGAGTTAAACAATCAATACAGCGAACAATAACAGAAGCTAAATCTTTTTTAGTAAGAAATTCTAATGTTGAGCCTTTACAAACACAAATACAATAATTTTCAAATTCATGTTTAGCAAGTACACGCAAACATTTTAAACAACATGCAAAACACTGAGCATCTCTCCAAACCAAACGCAATTGTTTACAATAAAAGCCAGCAAGATCTAAAGTAGAAACATCAAATTTACAAAACAAACATTTCATATGAACATTAAAAAAAGATATCTCAAACACACGACAGTACTCCTCTAAATTGTAAGGCAACATGTGTTCCATGGAAGGCTGCTGAAAAGTGCAGAAGCTGCTCTTTTTATATCTACCACTCCCGGTGAAAAATAAGGCTAGAAGGAAATTGTTGTTGCCAACAATTGTTCTTATCGTTATTAAAGCACCGCCTTTGGTCCTGAGGCGACCGACTCAGGTTTCATCCAGGTGTGTTTGAGTCAACCAAGTTTGTTTAAACTTGCACTCACCTGCAGCTATACTTACCAACCGTCACCGGTTGCCCAAAATCGCCTTTGGCGCGTTTTTTCACACCGAAAGCGGTGTGCTGTTCACCAATCGATCACAATGTCCAGACTAAGAATGTAGTTGCTCCCTAAGGACTTAATCAACACAGGTATGTGGAGGCGCAAAATATTGACCCCATGAGTCAGATTATTGCTCACATTACATGTTTTATTATTCACAAGGATTCACAGTACATAGTTCACAGTATTTATGTAAACATTATTTGGTACGTTTCCGTTTAGCAGACCTTTTAGTACTGGACAATGTATTATCAGTTCTTATACGCTTTCGCCGTAGCATACCAGTTTGATAAAGAAACTTTTTACCTAATGCAAATTGAGATAATTCAGAAGATAGTCTTTCAGACATATCCATGGTCCAAAATGCATACTTAGCCCATGGGTCCTTTTTGGCTGTGTCTGCTGCATCTGCTGGACACTTTGTAGCTTTAGACATTAAATATCTGTATGAATCCTGAATACCCTCAGGAGGTGGAGGTACGAATGAAAGCTCCCAATTTTCAAGAATATCAGGATTCATAACGTTCAAATGAGATAATACTTCTGCATTAAGAGGTACTTTATACAACTGCAAAATTACTTCTAATTCATACTCTTCTGTATGGCGTGCATAATTTTTAAAATCACTGGCTTTATAGCGATATTGTGCAGGTATTGTACCTCCATTTTCTTTGTAAACTGAAATGTTGAAGTTAGTATTTCTGGAATTATCTATAACAGTAACAAACAGTTGATTATCCCAGCAAATACCATTATTAGCACCTTGTGAGTTGTGCAGCCAATATGGTCTATTAAAAAGCTGATTGTCACTAGTAACTAAAGAGCCACTGGTTGCTGGAAAGTACGTATAAGGACCTAAATTGTTACCATTGTTTACTGGAGCATAATATAAATTGTCAGGTATATGATCACCATCTATGCCAGCCCTTGCCAACATATGTCTGGAGTACATTTGTTCCTTTCTTCCACAGAAAAACATTTGATCACCATATATATCTTTCTCCATTTTAAGAAAATCTGGCCATTTGCACTTTTCATTTGTTAATTCAAGAGGAGTACCAGATTTGTCCTGCTGTAAAGTTTTAAAATTACAATTTCCAAACCCTATATCTGCCATATCACCATCTTCTATTACAGAAGATATTAACTGAATTGGCGGGCAAGAGCCAGGATCTGGATTATCTCCAGGGCATCTTTCAGCAATGTCCCAGTGTTGGCCTGTTGGCGGAGCACACCC